TATCTATAAATAATATGTTTGATTTATCAGCAGATAATGTAAATCCACTTGCACCTGTTCCATCTAATTTATCACCATTCCAACTTGATTGAGAAACTTCAGTATCAACAGAAGCTCCTGATGTATATGTTCGTCTTACAATCTTTAAAGTTGTTCCATCTGCTGTAAAAAATATTCCATTATTAGCATCAAATAAACCAACTTTTTGTTTAAGGTTAGCTATTGGTTCATTCATTACAAACGTATTAAAAATAAGTAATGATTTACCAGGTTGATAAGACATTACTCTTTTAGATTGTCTTATCGTCTTTGATCCTGATGCTTCTGTTACATTTAAATTAACTGTAGATTTATTAGCTGTGTAAGTAACTGTTCCACCATTAGCAGTTGATTCATCAAAAAGAGAATTCTTTGACATAATGTTTTTACTGTCAAATATTGTAAGTGGATTAGATACACGTAGTCTTCCAAATGCATCTAAATTATTACCACCAAAATAAACTAAATCACCACTACCTTGATTTACATTATTACAAATAGACATTAGCAGCCAAACCTCATACTATACCAAACTGTTCTTTCTATTTCTTGTTTTAAGTCTTCTTGAAAAGAAAAGTTTAACTGATCTTTTAATGTTTCTAACGCTTGATTAATTTGTCTTAAACTTTCAACAGTATAATCCTGTGGTGGTTCTGGTATGTATAAATTTATTTTAGCCATTATGTTTGTGGAGCACTTCCGCCTCTGCCGTCAGGTTGTATATCCACTCTAAATATACCATAACGCCAGTTATCATTAAGTGCATCATTTTCAATTTTAATTGCTGCAAGTCTTCCTCTTGCACGGGTGTCTATCTTATCTGTTGTTGAAGTTATTGTAAATGGACCCACAGTTGTTTGTCCTAATGCATTTGTTGTATCTGCAGGATAAGCTTTAAAAAATAAAGTTACTTTTGCATCCCCTTCTAAATATTTAAAATCTGGAATAAATCTTCTTATTTTAATAAAGAACTCACCATCTCCATCTATGTCTAAATCAAAATCTCCTGATTTAATATAAGCAGATATAACTGTACTTGTAGTACTAGTAGAAGTTAAATTTAATACTTCATTCACACCCACTTCATGTTCAAATACATAACTACCTCCATTAGTTACACCATTAATCGTTGGAGTATTAGGAGTTAAAGTTTCTATATATTTAGTTGCTGTTGGTTTATCAAATACATGAGCATCTTCATAAGTTGTTCTTGCAAGTGATCCTGTTGTCCATGTTTTCAAACTATAGTTATAAGTAACTACTCTATCTATTTGTGTAGAACCATCTTTTGAATAAAACCAATTAATCTCTGTATATAAACTATTATGACCTGCAAATACTGTATCTCCTTGTACATAATTAATTCCCAAACTATCTCCTTCAGTTGTAAATACAAAGTCATCCACTGAAGAAAGTAATGTTTTAACTGTTCCATCAAATACAAAGAAATTACCAGAATCTCCCATCCAATACACAGCACCATCTACGAAGACTGCTGCATGCTGACCAATACATCCACAGTTAGATCCAACCTGACGAATACTGAATGTAAAAGGAGGTCCAACAAACTGCATTGTATATGCTGCTTCATCTGTTAAAACTAACATATAATCTTTACCTTTAACTGCAGCTACAATAGTACTACCATTATCTAATCTAAATGTACCTGCTGTGTTAGTTGATGTTGGTTCATATACTTCAATATCTTCTTGATCTGAAAACCTTATAAACATTGGATCTTGAGTTGCAGGACTTCCTATAGTTGTTTCTGTTCCAAAATGAATTAAATGTCTATCTCTATCCGATACTCTTGTTAATACTGTAGCTGTAGGATTACCTGTTATAATAGTTGCACGTGTGGTAACTCCTGTTCCAGCAACAGGATCCCATTTATAAGTAGAGCCATTTTTAATTGTTGCAATCAGTAATTCTCCATAATTATCCAAGGACCACGATGCTGCATCAATATCTGTATTAGAAGTTGTTCTAGGTGTACCCCAAGTAGAAATACCCCATTGTCCAGCTCCCCAACCATAGCCAAATGTAGAAAGAACAGGTCCTACTGTTACATAAGGAGTTGTTGTAATAGTTCCACCTGCTGTAACTCCAGTTCCACTTTCAGCTACTGCCATTGTAATAGTAAATGTTCCTGTGGTTGGAACAGTCTGTACTTCAAAAGTATTAGTTGTAAAATCAGCAGCAACAAAACTTGTTGTAGGAGCACCAGGTGTAGTGACACTTGAAAATTTAATTAAATCTCCAGGGTTTAAGCCATGAGCTGCTTTATTAATTGTAACTGTTGCTGATCCTGTTGTAGATGTATAAGTACAAGAAGTTAAAGCTGTTCCAAGTGGAGTAATATCATAAAAAGTATCTTCAAATAAGACATATAAAATTTTATTAGTTCCAATTGCTTCATAACGTCTACCTGTTAAATCAAACCAAGAATGAATATCTCTTCCAGCACCAACAATAATAGATGTATTAATTTGTCTCCAACCTCCTATTTTTTCAGGTGATCCGTATTGAAAACGAACGTTATCTCCGTCTATCCAACGACCTTCTGCTTGAGATGGCGTATCGTTCTTATCAAAACCTGGAGGTAATGGTATCTTTTTTAATGGCATATTTAATGCCTATTATACTATTTTTGTCTTAGTGGTGGAATACCAAGTAAAGGTCTTTTATCATATAAATTTGATTGTGCAAACTGTCCATTTACATGATTATAATGCAAGAAAACTTGAGCACAGATATTACCAGTAAATTCTTCTCTCCAATGTTCTAATTCACAACCAGAATAAACTAACATATCTCCTGGTTCTAAATTAACTTGTATTCCAGCTGGTGCATCTGGTTTCATTATATTTTTGTATTCATCTATTACATTATTACTTCCTGTTGGGTCTATAAAGATTGGCCATGGGTCGCCACCTAGATTTAATGTAGTAGATATCTCACAAGATGGTCTATCTTTATGTCTTTTTAATATTGAACCTTTTTCATAGATTCTAGCATAAGAATAGGTAGGTATTAAATTAAGTCCAGTTTGTTTTTGCATAATAGGCATTACTTTCATTAATAATGTCTCCATAGCAAAGTCTGCATAATGAGAATATACATTTGGAACTTGTTGATCTTTCCACGTTCCGAATAAACTATTTTCAGCAATGATGTTATTGCTGTACATATAATTAACAGCATCTCTCTTTAGAAGAAAATAATTAAATACAAAGTTAGCAAGTTCATATGGTATTGCTTTTTTAATTACTTGATATTTATTCTGTGCGAAACTCATGCTTGCATACCTGCTTGTAAAAAATTAAAGGATACTGATATTCTTATATCATCAGATTGATTAGGATCAACACAATGGTTTAACCATGAAGGAAACATTATAAGTCTTCCAGCAATAGGTTGATAATGAACTTCTCTCCATAAATAAGATGGCAATTGTCCTTCTTTTCTTTTTGGATGGGTCATGGCTGCAACTGATTTTGGATCTTCACATTTTAAATGACCACAGTTTTCTGGAGTCTTAACATAATAAACACCTGACCATAATGAATTAGGATGCATGTGTGGTCTATTATAACCACCTTTATAATTAATGTTTGCCCACATATTACCAAGGAATGGTTCGTTATCTAATAACTCTTCTTTGTAAATATGAAACTGTGCTTTAAATAATAATTCTACTAATTCTCTGTATTCTGGAAGTTGATGCATATTAGTTTCACTATGCCATCCATTTATATTAGTTTTTTGAACACCTTTGTCTTTTCTAGACCATTCAATAATATGATGTTCTAAATGTTTGTTTAATTGTGGTGTTCCAACATCAGCCACATAAATTGGAGTTGCAAAAAATAATTCTCTATTCATCATTTAAATGGAGTTCCTCCAAACCACATAACTAATGATTTTCTAATTCCTTTAGTAATTGGTATTACACGATGTCTAATAAATGATGCAAAGAAAATAGCTTGTCCTTGTTTAGGTCTTGCAATCTTTCCATCTGACATTAATTCAAGTCCACCACCTTCAAATTCAGATTCATGAGATAATAGACATGTCATAGATATTTTTCTAACAGGTGGTTCATTTATACAATTAACATCTGAATCTATATGCCAATCATAAAACCCACCTGATGGATATTCTGTATATTGAGCAGGTTCCGTGATTTGCATTCCTTCAAAACCAAAATGATTACCATTAGTTTGTTTCATGACTCTTTCTAATGTCTTATACATTTCAGGCATTTTATTAAATGGTATCCAACTAATGTGAGATGTTCTAACTTTTGTATCTACCACACCTCCTTTACCACCACCTACTTGACCATTCTCTTGTGGTTCAGATCTACCTGCATTTATAATTAACTGACATTGTTCTGGTGTAAATAATGGAGAAGTTGTTTCAACTATTAAACTCTTCCATTTCGGCTCCGTTATAATCATTGTGCTCCTCTGTTAGCTATTGGGTCATAAAGAACATCGCAATTTGCAGCTAATGTTCTTCTTGTTTCATGCGTTCCATTGAATGGATATACACAATGTCTCATATCATATGGAAATATGTAAAAGTCTCGTAGTTCCATTGGTGGTTGATAATCTACTTTTGCAAACTGACCATTGGTTGCACCTAGTATTTGTAATCTTCCATTTTGTGGAGCTTGGGCTGCTGAATATTCTACACCATAAGTATTTGGTAATTTTAAAATCATTACCGATGATAAACCTGTAAACAAATTGCCCTGGTGAATGTGCACGGGGTTAAATTCGTGAGCTTTCATTTCGTTTACCCAGATTGAATTAAGATGTGTTTGATATTTTCTAATATGATTAAATTCTAAATAATGATGAAACATTTCCATGAACCATTGCTTAACATTAAGAGGTAAATGATCATGTCTTTGCATCTTTGATGTATCTTCTCCATCATAATATAAAGAATGTTCATTCATAATTTTACCAACTAATTGTTTATTAGCTGGATAAAGCTGATTAAATTTTTGTTCGTAGATTGAATTAATAGTTGAGAATATATCTAAAGGCGTTTCATAACGCATGACACATTGTCCTAAAAATGTGAAATTAAATTTCATTCTTCATTTCCTGTCTTATCTTTGTTGCAGATATTTCTTGAATCTGTTTTGGTAATACGATCTCTTCAATCTTATAACCAACATCTCGACCATAACAAATATTGGTAATATTTGCAACTTTGATAACTTCAAATTTACCTATATAATCTTGTAATTTTTCTTCAATTCGTTTCTTTATATCTTCAAATTCAAAAGGATTATTATCTGACTTTGGCATGGTTCTAACCATAATTTGAACTTGTCCTGTTCTTTTTAATATCTCTTTAAATAAAGCTAAATGGCCATCGTGAAATGGCTGCCATCTACCTAACATCTGTGCTGTTGGTTTAGAATAATCCATGTATTTTATTTATGATGTGATCATAGTTAAAGTTAGTAACTTCAAAATCAACTTTTTTAGGTTTCTCAAATACTTTATTGGTATCTTCAAATCTTCCTTTAGCAATTGTATTCATCCAAATCTTCATATCGTAAAATGATCTATAAGATTCAAATGGACATACGAAATCTACAACTACATGATTAACTGCAAGATCACACATAGTCATCATACGATTTGCCTGTCGCTTTCTACCTGTTTCTGTAAAATCCCAATCTTCAAATAGCTTTCTAATATCATCAGCATTAAAGTGAGGTATTTTTTTATTCTCAACTAATTTTTTAGCAAATGTAGTTTTGCCTGATCCTGGTAATCCAAATATTAATATCTTCATTAAAATTTTATATGTCCATATGCATTCACAATACTTTGAGGTAATTGTGATCTGTAAGGATTGTCTTCCTTTCTAATCTCTTCTCTAATCGTATGCATTCTATTTCCAACTACTGTATCGTCGTAACTCATACCATTTATTTGAAACTGTTTCAAGGATTTAAAGTTATGATTAAACTTTGGTATTTTTAAAAAGTCATATATTTTATTTATCTCAACTTCTGTATTATTTACTAAATCATCATATTTTAAATAATGACACATTTGTGGATAGTTATAAGAATTTTTGATTGCTTCTAAATCTTTTGCAATTGCTCCATCTTTATTCATTAACATCCAAAGTTTTTCTTCTATAGTTTGTTTACCGTATTTATGAACAAAGCTAGTTGGCTCTCTTTCAAACCATTTAACATAAGATGCAAGAACATCTAAAACATCTCTTAAAATAATAATGCATTTAAATGGTCGTTTAAAATGCTTCTGCATTAACATAAAATTACCAGGTGTCATTACAGGACCACGATCAATGATATAACGTTGTGGCCAGTCTTTATAGTAAGTATCAAATACAATATCTAATACGTTATCTAATGATTTATGATCTGGGTAGTTTTTAAATACATCTGTTTCTTTTAGTAAAAACAAATCTTTCATTATTTCTAATGTAATAGAATTAGGTGTACAGGCGATATCTGGGTTTTGATTTATAATGGAACCAAATAGAGTATTACCTGATCTTGGTAATGCGACTAAAAAGAATAATTCTTTAGCTGTTTGGTTTTCCAAAAGTTGGGATTGATTTCTTCTCATCATGTTTAAGTAGTCCTAATTCTTTCTTAACTCTTTCAATAGTTTGTAATTGTCCAAGAACATTAAAGACTTCAGGTTGAGAAGATCCTGGTGTTAATGTTTCAGCTTTATTCTTCATGATTTGGTGATATGATTCTAATTGATGAGTGTTCACATTTTTAGTATCAAACGATCCATCATCAAATTCTTTCTTTAAATTAGACCACATATTAATTTCACGCATTCTATCTTTTGCAACTAATTCCATATTTGCTTTAGCATAGATCTTTTCATCTAAATCTATTTTATAACATTCTAATTTATATTCATCTGTTTCAGTCTCTAATTTCTTTTCTAACCATTTAATCTTTGCATCATTTCGTCTGTAATCAAAAGACAATGACATTAAATTTTCTAAAAATACGTTTTGCTCTCTAACACATTGCCAGTATTTAGCAGATACTGTTGGATACTTTGCATCTTGTAATACTGAAATTCTAGCTTCTGTTTCTGTTCGAAATATTTGTTTTTTAGTCCAAGTATCACGAAGTTCATCAACCATTCCTTTAAATGCATTGAGATCGTTTGGATCTAGTAGATTGTTTAAGTGAGCTTCTTCTTGCTGTATTAAACTCTTAATATTTCTCTTCTCTGTCATTGAGAAGGATATAACGATTTATTAAGATGTTGTCAAGGTTGAAGCGGTTCCAGTAGATGGAGTTCCTGTCCATTCTTCTGTGGCTGCTGTAACTGCTGGAATTTTTCCACCAAAAGCTAAAGCTGAAGTTTGAATTCCTGCTCCTGCTAAAGCAAATCTAGATGTTGCTAAAGGTGGTGCAGACACCCAACTTGTACCATCCCAAAGTTCTGTTGCTCCTGTGGCAGATCCTATATTTCCACCAAAAGCTAAAGCAGACGTTTGTGTTCCTGCTCCTGCTAAATTATTTCTAGCAGTATTCATACTATTAACTGATGTCCAACTTGTTCCATTATAAGATTCTGTAGCTGCAGTAAGAGTGCTACTAGGAGGAGTTGCTCCACCAAAAGCTAAACCAGCAGTTTGAGTTCCTGATCCTGCTAAAGTATCTCTTGTAGTATTTAAGTTTCCACCTGGTGACCAAGTTGAACCATTAAATTCTTCTGTTGCATTATATTTAATTGTAGTGCCTGGACTAGGATAGGAACTACCACCAAAACCTAATCCTGCAGTTTGAGTGCCTGCACTACCCATACTATATCTTCCAGTACCCATAGTTCCACTTGTTGTCCAATTAGTACCATCCCATTTTTCTGTAGCATTTGATGGTCCTCCACCTCCAAATGCTAAAGCTGATGTTTGAGTTCCACATCCTGCTAAACTATTTCTTGCAGTATTCATAGTGTTAACTGCTGTCCAACTTGTTCCATTATAAGATTCTGTATTATTCGCATCTCCTGGCTCTTTATATCCTCCAAAACCTAAAGACGCTGTATTTGAATTACCTGCCCCAGCAAAACTTCTTCTAGCCGTATTTAAATTCCCCCCGCTCGCCCAAGCACCCGTGGCTGGGGAAAAAATTGTTGAGTTGAATTCTTCGGTGTTTGCGACTGCCGCTGTTGTAAATCCATCAAAAGCAACTGCTGCAGATCGTGAACCAGCACCACCTAATTCTCTTCTAGCTGTTGACATAGAAGGAGATGATACCCAATTAGTTCCATCATATTCCTCTGTTACTCCTGTGTTTGCTGTTGAAAATCCACCAAAAGCTACTGTAGATGTTTGAGTTCCTGCTGCTGCTGTAGAACGTCTAGCTGTGTTTAAACTTCCACCAGCTGTCCAAGCGGAACCATCATATTCTTCTGTTAAAGCTACTGTCGTTGGAGTAAGAGGAGAATTTCCTCCAATTGCTAATGCTGCAGTTTGAATTCCTGATCCTCCTAAAAAATATCTAGCTGTTCCTAAACTTCCCCCTGCTGTCCAAGTTGAACCATCGTATTCTTCTGTTGCTGTTGTGATAGCTGTACTACTAAAACCACCAAATGCTAAAGCAGCAGTTTGAATCCCAGCTCCAGCTAATTGGTATCTTGCTGTTCCTAAATTTCCGCTAGGTGCCCAAGTTGATCCATCATATTCTTGTGTTGTTGCTAATACAGGAGGACTTGTTGTCCTTCCTCCAAATATTACTGCTGCAGTTTGAGTTCCTGCACCACCCATACCATAATATGCTGAAGGTAAATTTCCACCTGCTGCCCAAGTATATCCTGAATATTCTTCTGTTGCTGTTATAGATATAGGTGGTTGAAATCCACCAACTGCTAATGCAGCTGTTTGAGTTCCTGCACTTCCAAACATTCTTCTAGTATTGGCACTGTTGCTAGCACTTGACCAAGCTTTTAATTGTACTAATGATTTTAATGTACCTGATGTGGAGTTATACCACACCTGACCTTCATTTCCTGAATTGAGTGTTGGGTCTGAACCCAAGTAGTTGACTCTTAATCCTGCTAGCTCATTGTAGGTCGTCATGTGAGTGACCTATGGTAAAGTTATAGCAGTCGGTCTTTGATTGAATCCTGGTCTATTTTTTTGTTCTTCTGGTAAAGCATCCCACGCTGCTTGAGCCGCTGCAACTTCTGCATCAACAATTGCTTGTGCTTCTGCTTTAGTTTTTTCAACTCCGTTTTTCTCTGCTAACCATAAAGCTCCTTTTTCAGAATTTCCGATTACCCAAACGTTGCCTGGATAACCTCTTAAGAAAAAGTTTCTTCTGTCTTCTGCAGTAAAAAAACCTTTGCCAGTGTTAGTTGCTGTACCGTATATAAAAAGTGCCATATTTATGCTCCTTGGTTGTTAGTATAAGTCAATTTATCCATAATGTAAACTAACTTGTTGTTATTGTTTTTGTGTTAGCTGCTGTGGTTTCTCCAGTAAATTCTTCGGTTGCTGCTGTGACTGCAGTTGTATATCCTCCAAAACCTAAAGCTGATGTTATTGTTCCTGCCCCTGCTAAAATAGATCTTGCTGTTGTCATAGAAGGTGCTGTTATCCAACTTGTTCCGTCATATTGTTCTGTTGCTCCTGTTATAGATGGTGCTTCTCCTCCAAAACCCAATCCTGCAGTTTGAGTTCCACAACCAGCTAAACCTCCTCTTGCAATATTCATATTTCCTCCTGCTGTCCAAGAAGTTCCATCATATTCTTCTGTGGCTGCGGAAACAGTTGTTCCTACATTTCCACCAAATGCTAATCCTGCAGTTTGAGTTCCTGCACCTTTTAAACCAACCCTAGTAGTTCCTAAATTTCCTCCTGGTCCCCAACTTGTTCCATTATATTCTTCAGTTGCGTTAGTTTGGTTTGCAGGAATACTTCCAGGAGCTGCTGTAGCACCTCCAAATGCTAAACCAGCTGTTTGAGTTCCTGTTCCACCCAAACTTCTTCTAGATGTTGCCATATTTCCACTAGGTGACCAAGTAGAGCCATCATATTCTTCTGTAACATTAGTTGGTGTGGTTGTGTAACCACCAAATCCAAGACCAGCTGTTTGAGTTCCTGCTGATCCCATATCACGTCTTGTTGTTCCCATATTTCCTCCTGGACCCCAACTTGTTCCATTATATTCTTCTGTTGCTGCTGTGTTAGCTGTAGTAAATCCACCAAATCCTAAAGCTTCTGTTTGAGTTCCCGCTCCTCCTAATTGTTGTCTTGCTGTAGCCATATTCCCGCCACTCGCCCACGCTGCGGCTGTGATGATACTAGATGAGAAATTGTATTCTTCGGTTCTACCTGTGTATGTTGTACTATATCCTCCAGTTGATAATGCTGCTGTATTAGAACCAGCGCCTGCTGATCTTCTTACTGCAACAGATAAACTTGCAGGACTATTAGTCCAAACTGATCCATTATAATTTTCTGTAGATGTTACATTAGCTAGTGCTGGAGAATATCCACCAAAACCTAAAGCAGCTGTTTGTATTCCAGCTTCTCCCATTCCTCTTCTTCCAGTGTTTAAAGAACCACCTGTTGCCCAAGTTGATCCGTCATATTCTTCTGTAGAAGTTAAACCAGCAGCTCCTGGAGGAGCATATCCTCCAAAACCTAATGCAGCTGTTTGTAAACCACATCCAGATATATTATTTCTTCCAGTATTTAATGCTCCACCTGCAGTCCATGCAGATCCGTCGTATTCTTCTGTTGCTGTTTGTGATGCTGTTCCACCACTAATTAAACCACCAAATGCTAATGCTGCAGTTTGAATTCCTGCACCTGCTAAATATCCTCTAGCTGTTCCTAAATTTCCCCCTGCTGTCCATGCAGAGCCATCGTATTCTTCTGTATTATTTTTACTTGTTCCTGGAGGAGTTGTTTGTCCACCAATTGCTAATGCAGCCGTTTGTGATCCATTAGTTGCTGATGCAAGAGCATATCTAGCTGTTCCCATGTTACCACCAGCTGCCCAACCTGATCCATTATATTCTTCTGTTAAAGCACTATTACCTGGTACAAATCCACCAAAAACAACAGCTGATGCTTGAGTACCAGCTCCACCTAAAGAATCTCTTCCTGTAATCAAAGGTGATCCTGAACTCCACGCCGCACTAGCCACTACACTCTTAAACGTCCCCGAAGTTGTATTATACCAAACTTGTCCTTCAGCATCGGCCGTTGGATCTGAACTGTAGTTCTTTACGTATTTACCAAAAATTTCTTTGTATGTTGTCATGTTATGATGTTGTTATTTTTTTAGTTGATAGAAATGCTCCTGTAAATTCTTCGGTTAAAACTGAATTAGCTGTTGAAGTATCTCCACCTGCATATATACCAGCAGGTTGTGTTCCCATATATGTAGCACCAGATCTTCTAGCTGTAGACATACTTGTTGTATTTGTCCAAGTTGTTCCATTCCATTTTTCAGTAGCACCTGTTCTAGTTCCAGTCGTACCTCCTGATCCTAAAGCTAATGTTTGAGTTCCTGCTGAAACTAAACCATATCTTGCAGTGTTCATTGAATTAACTGTTGTCCAACTTGTTCCATTATAAGATTCTGTTGCTGCAGAATAAGTAGTGTTATAACCAGCGAATGCTAAAGCTGCTGTTTGTGTGCCAGCTGAACCTGCATAATATCTACCTGTTCCAAGTGTTGCTGGAGAATTTGTCCAACTTGTTCCATTAAAAGACTCCATACTTGTAGTTCCTGTTAATGGTGGAATTCCACCAAAACTTAAAGCAGCAGTTTGAGTTCCAACTCCTGAATTAGAATTTCTTGCAGTATTTAAACTTCCTGTATTAGTCCAACTTGTACCATCATATTTTTCACATACAGCAGTAGTAGGAGGTGATAAAGGACCACTTTCACCACCAATTGCTAAACCAGCTGTTTGAGTTCCAGCTCCTGCAAAAGATTGTCTTGCTGTATTTAAATTACCTCCTGGACTCCAACTTGTTCCATCATATTCTTCTGTGTTTGCTATTGGTGTATTCGGTGGAGTATATCCACCAAATCCAAGTCCTGCAGTTTGTGTACCTGCTCCACCAAAAAATCTTCTAGCAGTAGTTAAATTTCCACCAGCGGCCCAAGCATCTGCAACTAATTGATAACCTTTCAAAACCCCAATAGTATTATTATACCAAATCTGACCTGCTTCTGGATTTGTAGGATCTGATGATACTGACTGTATCGCCGTTCCTCTTATTTCTTTAAAGGTTGTCATTTCAAACCTCCGTTAATTATTCTGTAACAGCCAACCTTGAGTATTGTCAACAAATACAAGTGTGAATCCTGCTCTTTCTGTTGCAACTGTTAAATCTGTTGCCGAACCTTGGATGGGTTTACCATTTCTTGCGACTGTAAAATTATTTGTATCAAATGTTCCAGCGTAATCAATAAATGATACAAAGTCTCCAAGTGCTGGAGAAGATGGTAATGTTGCTGTAATTGCTGTTGAGTTTGTATCTACAAAATAACCTTCTTTTGCAGTTACGTTAAAGTTTCCAGTTTTAACTGCTTGCCAAGCTGCTCCGCCTGATACAGTTGCGAAAGATAAATTACCAGAGCCATCGGTTTGTAGAACTTGGTTTGCTGTTCCATCACCAAGAGGTAATGCCCAAACTGTATTTGTTGTAACTGCAGTTCCAGATTTAAAACCAACATAGTTAGAATTATCAGCATCACCAAATCTTATTTCATTTTGATTAGGTAATCTTATTGTAGATAAATCATTTCCTACATCATTAGGATTTGTTCCATCTAAATAAATTATTTTATGACTTTTATCTGTTGTACCCCATATTACAGAAGATCCTCCAACTTGGTTTAAAGCTACAGTAAATGCACCAGTTGTAGCATTATCAATAATGTATGTTTTTTCAATTCCGCTTGCAACGAACACTGTACAGTTTGCAGTAATTGCTCCTGTAAATTGTAAAACAGCATTTCTAGCATCTGATATTGTAGCATCAGTCATTGCTAAAGTTGTGTTAGTAGATGTAAGTGCTATAGATTGAAAACCAGCGATTGCTTGTTGTAATAAATTTAAATTTGTATTTGTTTTATC